TTTTCATATTCCCAGAACAGGAGGAAGATGGATACAGGGATTGCTTAGAAAGAATGATTTTGAATATAGACTTTGTGGCAATGTAGAATCCTCTGAACGGGCTTTCGAGTTACTACACTATCCTAAATTTTTACTTAAACGCGATTACCCTCGCTACGACATTGATAATCAATTCACAGTAGTCCGTGACCCAGTAGATAGATTTTTATCTGGTGTTGGTTACCATGAAATTTCTGATCTATTTAAACTATCGCGAATGTCATATCATGAATTCAAAGGGTACCTAGAAGACCATATGTCACATAACCCGAAATCGACTCAAATATTAGTACCTCAGCATTGGTTTGTAGACGATAAAGTACACACTTACAAATATGAAAATGGTTTAGGCAATCCTTTAAGACAGTTCCTTGAAGACACGTTCAACATTAATTCATTAGAACACTCCTTACCAATGGACTTTAGACCGTCTTACAAACATAACAGAGATCCACATAGCCTTTCTAAACATAGGAACTTAATGCCGGTAAGACTCATTGACAATATTATAAGTTACTATGAACGGGATTACGAGATTTTTGGCTATGAACCCACGCGTTATCCATAAAATCGATCAAAATAGGCCAAATTGTCTAAAAAAAGATGCGTTTTTAGCCTCTGTAACTCCTTGTAGTTACGGAGGTTTTTTTTGCCTGTTAGATCAAGGAGTTAGCGCTGGACATTTGCCTCTGTAGACCTGATAATGTCCTCATTGAATGGTTAATTAGATAGGTGCTTACATGGATATTTCAACTCTGCAATCAGTTCTGGACACTGCTGCCAACATGCTCGCTACTCATCGTGGCAACATGTATGAAGATGATCACCATATTCGAATCAACGAAGCAATGGCTATTGAAGCTGGTATGGAGCGTGTGATTCGCATGTTGAAAGATACTTTGGATGCTGAGCTTGAAGCTCGTGACAACGATGCTCAGTGGATTGACTTCGTTGTCCGATCTGCTATCGAGAACAACACCTTTGATGGTCACTACATCTCCTGGGACAGTGCTTACGACGAAGCTGCTGAAGAGCTTGACGTCGATCACGACACCCTGTGTGATGCGTTTGATCGCGTTAAAGATGCTCGCTACGAGGTTGCATAATGCAAATTCAAGATATTCATGTTGGCAAATTGTATCGTTTGATTGATGGCTACGAGGATCGAACTCCTCAACGTGTCATCAACGTTTTCTTCAACGAGGACTGGCAGGAGTATTGTGTCCAGGCTCGTGCCATCAACGCTGACAAGTTTAGTCAAGCGTTTTCTTTTCTTGCAGATGACTTTAAGGAGGCTGTACAATGAGACCTTATAAGGACTATGTTCACCAGCGACGTGTGGACGATAACCGTAGGCTTGTTTTGGAAGTAACTGACGAAGACATTATGTCTGGCATCATTGCCATGTCTGTTCTTGGTTTAATCTTGGGTACCATGTTGGGGTTGTCTATATGACATCTCTGCAAGGTTACGTCACTGCTTCATTCGATGAGATTACAGCTGTATTGGGTCGTCCTACCTATGATGGTCCCTCTGCAGATGGTAAGGTTGATACTGAGTGGGAGTTGTTTGACGAAGAGGGTGGGCAGGTGACCGTATACGATTGGAAGTGCTATGGTCAGGCTGCTCGTGGTGGCGAACCCTATCGCTGGCACATTGGTGGAACGAACCGATGGGCCGTAGAGTTTGTTTCTAATCTTCTTAACAAGGACGCTACTTATGCTTGAAGTGTTTGAGGTTTCGCTGGGCAAGGATCGCTCTTTCTATGAGGACAAGCAGACAGCTAAGGACAAAGCTGACTGGTTGTATGACAAGTACTTTGATGGCATCCCCTTTGTCGATCATCACAAGTTTGAGAACAGTGAGCAGCTGGTTGAGTATCTTAACAAGACGAGAGGATTTTTTGGTAATGAGTGAGTTTAATCAAGAGACCAGGTTGGCGATTGCAGAAGAGTTTATTCGTCGACTGATTAGTCCCGAAGTGTATGGTTTACAGCTTAGCGACGAAGTTCGTGTAGAGGCTGTGCGTGCACTCAAGCTAATCAGCACCACGTATAAATAATCTAATGCACGTAACGATTCATAACGTCCCGTGGAAGTTCCAGCATGGCCTCATCAGGCGGTGCTGCGACTTTGTTATGTCAAAGTTCTGTACCGAAGAACTATTGTCTCAGATAGAGATTGAAGTTGTAGGTGTCAAAGGTCAGTATGAGAAGGAAGGTGCCCTTGGGTACTGCTCCATAAGTGACGAACACTTTGGCTCTGGTAAGAAGATCCCTACCTGGTTCACTATCGAGCTTGATACTTACATGACCTTTGATCAGCTGTTTGTAGTACTATGTCATGAGCTGGTACATGCTAAGCAGTATGCTACACTTCAACTGAGAGAAAGATATTATCCTACCTATCGTAAGACATGGAAGGAGAAGGATATCACTGATCGGTACTATAGCCAATCGCCTCATGAACAAGAGGCTTACCGTAGAGAGTTGAAGTTATGCACTCAGTTCTTTGCACACGAACTGGAGAAGTAAATGGATCCTTTAACTCACACTTTGATTGCGACAGGCCTTTGTGCTGTTTTCTTTTATGCTGGTTTCGCGTATGCTTGGTGGAAGCTTCGCCAGTCTATCATTGAGCAAGTAGCTGACGCTGCTTCTAAAATTCGTTTTGTTATTGAGGATGATGATGAAGATACTACAAGAGATGACCGACTGGGGTGAGTACGAGGTTGGCAATCACATCTACCATGTTAACGATCACGGTTGGCTGGTAGCTTTTGATAACGGTAACGGTTTAGTTACCTTCAAACATCCAAAGAAAATGTTTAGCAGAGCTAGACGTAAGTTCAAGACTCTCAGCTTTGAGCCTGATCAGCTTGAGCCAGGCGCTAAGCGTATCGTTGGATCTAAGGGTGCAGTGTACATTGTTAAGGACGGAACGTGTACCTGTAGCGGTTTTAAATTCAGAGGGAGATGCAAGCATGTCGACGCAGCTTGAACAACTAACGCCCGAAGAAGTATTGCGAATTAAACTTGTCTCTACTATCAACTGGAAAGTAGTTGAGCGGTGGCGTGACAAGTTTGGGTACAAGTCTAATGAGGAGATGGTATGGGACTGGATGTTCAACCAGGACGAAATCTTCTCTCGTGGTCTCAAGAAGAAGCCATACCCCTTTCACCGTCATGTTCGTCTTAACTTAGACAAGATGGGCTTTACTGGTGTCACGGATGTCCAGTCTGTAATTGATCAAGGTCTCAAGCTGACTAGTGCTCAGATGAGACAACTTAAAGAATCCATGTTGGATGATGAAACTACTGGTGAGGATGAAGAATGAAAATTAATCGTAATGAATTATTGTCTTTAGTTGTACCGACTAATGTAAAGTTGTTCGGTGTTAACTTTACTCAGTTGTGCAACGTGGTTCTTAGTGAATCTCTGTCCAACTCAGGCTTTGTTTATGAGGAAATTGATTGGAACATTGCTGAGGATAGAAATTGGATCTATATGTTCTCTGCATGGGAAAATGGTAAATTTAAGCATGTCATCAAAATTGGAGAAACCAAGGGTAGTCTATTAATTCCAGCTAAAACCAGTATTGGAAGGGAGTATACTTCATATCCACAAACCAGATTAGCAAGATATACTCACGACTTACACACCTCAACAGTTGTAAATGTTTCAAGAATCATTAAAGAGCAGCTGGATCAAGGATTTGAAGTTAGGTGTCATGTGGTCAAACCTGATGATGCTTTTAAGGTTTTGTTTAAAGATCCATTAGGCAAACTGTCTAAAGATAATCAAGGCGAGCAGGTTATCTATCGTAGGTCCTGGTCTTATTCCAACGCTCGTGAGTTTGACGTCCGTACGGAAGAAGGCAAAAGAATTGCTTGCGAGGCACAGCTCCTTGTACGTCATTTTTTAGAAAACAATGGCCGGCCGTTGGCTAATAAAAACGATTGTTAGTCATGACTGAGATAATGACCAGCCAGAAGTTCTCATTGTTAATCGAACAAATAGTTCTTGACAAAAAGTGTAATTACATGGATGCTATACTGCTCTATTGTGAAAAACATGAAATGGAGATCGAGAGTGCAGCTAAGCTGGTCAACATTAAGATCAAGCAGCAACTTGAGATCGAGTATGGTGAGTTAAACTTTTTACCTAAGGCGGCACAGTTACCAATATGATTCTTACTAGAATGTACAGTGAAGATGGATTGCGAGAGGCTCATGTAGTACGTCATACTACTGGTCTATGGGTCGATATGTTCGAGCGTAACGACCAAGAGAAGCTCGTACAACGTCACAAGGTAAGCATGGAAGGGCATAGTGAGTACTATGCTGAGGATGCTGCTGAGAATTGGGTAATGTACGTCATAAGGAACTAATGGACATCTATGAAGGTTTCGCTGCGTACCAGACATACGTAGCAGTTCGTAATCACTTTAAGCAGGACAGCTATGACTTCTTCAGATATAATGGTAAGACTCGGGTTGGACAAGAATCTTTTCTTAAGCGTAACGACAAATATTTCTTCGCCAAATTACAACGTAAGCTCAGCACAAGTGAGCTGGTGGGTTTCTTTGTTGCCAACTTCATTGCAGACGACTCAAACTGGTCGGGATCGCTAGTAACCGAGAACAGCATGTCTGTGTACAAGCAATGGTTAGCAAAGATACAATCACTATCATATATCTTTGAGCAGGATTGTAGATTGCTTAAGGATACTGTTGACATTGAAGCGAAGAGCTTTGATAATCTCTTTATTGCTGATGGTAACCATCCGCTCTTGTTAAAGATGTACCTTGGCAAGAGAGTACAGTTGGAGACCATGGTGATAATCGATCAAATCTTACACTACAGTAAGAGATGGTCAAAGGATCTAGATGACGATATCATATGGAGTAACGTGAGTCGTCAGATAGATAAATATAGTAGCTTCGTACAAGTCGATAAAGGCAAGTATAGAGCTATTATGCATAAACTGTTTATATGATGCAATCTGTGGATAAAACGACATACACCGCTATACAAGGAAAAATATATGGCTACTTCATTCTCTGAGCTTAAGCGCTCACGCTCATCCTCCCTCAAGACTCTGATCGACGAAACTAATAAGCTGTCTTCGGGCAATCCGCAAGCACAGCAAGAAGATCGATTCTGGAAACCTGCTGTAGACAAAGCTGGCAATGGCTATGCAGTCATTCGGTTCTTGCCTGCTGCACAGGGAGACGACTTACCTTGGGTACAAACCTGGAACCATGGCTTCCAAGGTCCTGGTGGCTGGTACATCGAGGAGTCACTTACCACTATCGGTAAGAAAGATCCTGTCTCGGAATACAACTCTATGTTGTGGAACAGTGGGATCGATGCTAACAAAGACCAAGCTCGTAAGCAGAAGCGACGTCTTAACTACATCTCTAACATTCAGGTGATCAACGATCCTTCCAATCC